AGCGATTTGCCAATAAGAAAGAATAACTCTACTGCTCCGTCAGAGATTCAGACCTTACTTGATGGTTTCTCGTTTGGTTATATGACAACTAGGCAATCATATGATGAAATTGTTATTAATCATTCAATGCCTGAATTCTTTATAGAATCAAGCATATATTCAATTGGACTCACATATTGGGAAACTAATAAGTTACCAGAATCATGGGTTCATGATTGTAATAGAATGGATGAGATTTGGACTACATCTCGTTTTATGCGTGATGTATTTGTAAATTCTGGAGTTACTGTTCCTGTTTATGCTTTTAATTTAGGTGTGGATCCAGACATATTCTTTCCAGTTAAAAGAGTTCGGCGTAACCCATTTACCTTCCTAAGCATCGGTTCTCCTTCAACAAGAAAGAACTCTCAGATGTCTGTTGATGCTTTTATAAAGCTATTCGGTGGTAAAGAGGGGTATCATTTAATATACAAGTCAAATGGTCCTGCTGACGCTAGGAGTTTTAACGGGGGGATGAGGGGAAGACTGAATCATCCGCAAATAGAGGTGATTGATTGGGAAGTGTCTACCGAAGAGCTGGGTAAGATTTATGATCGTTCCGATTGCCTTCTGTATCCGACTAGTGGTGAAGGTTGGGGTCTCATTCCATTCCAGGGAATAGCAAAGGGTATTCCAACCATCTGCACTAACGCAACAGCATGTGAAGAGTATGCAGATTATTCTGTTCCTCTTGACTATGAGTGGAGTAATGAAAAGATGAGTGGAATATATGAAGGCGCTGGATTATGGGCAAAGCCAAATTTTGATGATTTATGTGATAAAATGTTATATGTAGTAAATAATTACGAAGAAGTGTCTAACAAGACATTTGCTTCTGCCCAGCATATTCATGAGAATATGACTTGGGAAAAAGTTTCAAAGGACTATACAAATAGGTTATGTCAGATATTGAAAGATACCAGGGTGAAACACTCTTAGACGAATTAAAGCATGTTGAAGAAGTTGGTCTGCTTTATGTAAAAGGGTACAGCTATGCAGAAATAGCTACTCTGCTATCTTTGCCGATTGATAAAACAAAGAACAGTGTAAAAGAATACAAGAAGATTCTTAACCGCCAGGCTGAGGATGACCCATACTTTCTTGAGAAGTTGCAATTCAATACAATTAAAGCATTGCAAGAATTTGATCAACTAAGCAAAGAAGCTTGGGAAACGGTTAACATCGCTACTGATCATGGAATGATCCCTGCAAGAATTCAAGCGATCAAACTTGCGGGTGAGTTAGCTACTAAAAAAGCACAGCTACACAAGTTGTTGACTGGAAACACTACTGATAACCAGTACATTGCAAGAATGCAAAAAGCTGAGAATGTTAACCAGATTCTATCAAAAGTGCTGCGTGATGTCATTGGTTTGCATCCAGAGATTGCTAATGAAGTTCGCAAAGAATTGGAAATCGCATTTGAAATTATGAATGCCGATGCATAATGAGACCCAAAACGGGCTCTCATAAAGGTTATAAAATGAGACCTAAAAGAAGCCCTCATAAAGGTTTAAAAAATGCAGATGAGGCAATTCCTCAGGGAGGTGGTAAAAGATGAGTGATTTTATGGGAATGAATCTTGATCTAAAAGATTTTGATCGTCTTTTGCGTCAAGATGATCTTGTTGAAACTCCTGTTGATATTCAAACTTTTGTACAAGATAAAGAATACCTCGGTTTACCTCCACTTTCAGATATTCAATTGGAAATTGTAAGACATTCTACACAAATTTTTAAAGAGCGTACATTAATTTCAATGTATGGAGAAGAAGAAGGAAGTAGATGGTATAAAGAATATACTGATAATGAAGTTATTTGTATGCTTGGAAAAGGTTCTGGAAAAGACCATTGCGCAAGAATATCTATGGCATACACAGTATATCTAATTCATTGCCTTAGAGATCCGTTAATTTATTACGGTAAGGCTCATGGTGTGTATATAGACTTGCTAAACCTAGCTGTTAATGCTCAGCAAGCACAAAGAGTATTCTTTGAACCATTTAAAAACTTATTGTTGAGATCTCCTTATTTCAATAGAGTTGGATTTGAACCAAGAGTATCAGAAATATTTTTCTTTTCACGCCCTGTGAGATGTTTTTCTGGTCACTCTGAATCTGAGGGTTGGGAAGGTTATGAAGTAATGACAATTATTTTGGATGAAATTGCAGCTTTTAAAACTGATGCGGAATTGCGTGGAGAAACAAGATCAAAAGGATCTGCATCTGCGATTTATAACATGTCTAAGCTTTCTATTATGTCTCGTTTTCCAGAAATAGGTAAAGTAATTCTTTTGTCTTTCCCTCGTTATAAGGGTGACTTTATTCAACAGAGATATATTAACTCCAGAGAAAAGAAAGAGCCAAAAACTTGGTCAATTAAAGCAGCGACATGGGAAGTTAATCCTACGATTAAGCGTGAACAATTAGAATCTGAATATGTTAGAAATCCTGTTGAAGCTAGAAGTCGTTTTGAATGTGAACCTCCAAACATGGAAGATGCTTACTTTAGAGATCCAGATCTGGTAAGAAAAGCTTTTATGTATAGTGAAGACCCAATAGATGAAAATGGTAATTTTAAAAACTGGTTTAACAATACAGATGGACAAGTTCGCTTTATTCATATTGACTTGGCATTAAAGCGAGACAGAGCAGCGTTAAGTATGGTGCATTGTACTGGGTTAAAAGAAGTTAAAACATTGAGTGGGGTTGAGCAATTACCTATTGTTAATGTTGACTTAGTTTATTCATGGGAAGCGTCAATCAATAAAGAAATTAACTTTGCTTCTATTAGACAAATGATTGTTGACTTATGTAGAAAGTTTGATGTAGCTAAAGTTACCTTTGACCGTTGGCAGTCAATTGAAATGATTCAAAGCCTTAGGGCTCAAGGTATTAATGCTGATTTTCACTCTGTTAAGAAAACAGATTACGATACTCTTATGACTGCAATTTATGATACAAGATTGCGTGGATATTGGAATGAGCTATTAGTTGAAGAAGAATTGTTAAAGCTTAGATTGTTTGGTAATAATAAGATTGATCACCCTAATTCTGGATCAAAAGACTTAGCTGACGCTGTTACTGGGGCAACCTTTGTGTGTATTGAAAACATAGCTATAAATACTGAAGTAGAGATTGAGATTCTGTCTCCAGATAAGCATTGGGAAGATCTTGAGGAAATGGATGATTATGGCACTGTAAGAGTGTATAATAATGAAATTGGGGAATTCTCTCCAGGTTATAGTAAAGAAACGATGGATGGTGGGAAATGGCTGGAAAGCTTGTAGATAATATCAAGGTTACTCATGAAGAAGTAATGAATCAATTGGCAATACAGATTGCCTCGCTTCAGATTGAAAATACTGTTATAAAGATTGAGAATCAAAAGATGAAACAATTGCTTGATAATATTGGTGACATTGAGGTTCCTTTTTAAAAAAAAGTATTTATTTTTCCTCTAGAGTGAGTTTTCTGTCAGTAATGCTGATAATGTCTCAAGTAGTCAAGTGGTAGCCCTAAACAACTACCTTTTATAAACAAACAACAATAGGAGAAAAAATGTCAACATTCACATTAAACAAAGTAGATTCGCTTCCTGAAATCTCACGAGCAGGTCGTAAGTCTGAGGAATTGAATATGATCATTGATGCGCTAAAGCAATCAGCAAATAGTAATGCAGTGTTTAGTCTTATGGGAATTAAGGCTGGCAATGCTTACAATTCAATGCAGCAGAGAATTCGTGCTCAAGCTAAGAAATTGGGTCTCAAGATTGTTATTCGTTTTGATTCGGTCAATGAGACTCTTTTCTTCCAGGCAACAAATATCACAACTGAAAAAGTAACTGGTATCAGTGCAGATAAACTTTCTGTACAGTCAAATGAAATTAGTGGTGTGAAGTCAAAGACTAAAATCACTAAGTAAAAACATTTAGAAAAATACTCCATAAAGCCCCCTGCATAAACTGCAGGGGGCTTTTTTTTATGTCATAATTGATGCATGACATTAGAAATTGAACAACAGAATATTGAAATTGATAGAGAAGATATTGATTCGTGGTGTCCAATGTTTGGGCTTCCATGTTACGATAGGTCATTGACTGAACCTTTCTTCATGTCTTTTATGAAGACTGTGATGTACCTAAAAGAAATCAATTGTAAATTCGCAGTGAGTACGATTACTGATTCTCTTATTAACAGAGCTAGGAATAATCTTGTTGCTAAGTTTATGGCTAATCCACAGTTCACACATTTAATTTTTCTTGATGTTGACCTTGCGTTTAGACCTGAGGATATTGTAAAGCTTCTTTGGCACGATAAAGAAATTGTTACTGGATCTTATCCGATTAAGGATATCAACTGGGATAAAGTTGTAGAACATGTTGGTAATGGTGTTCCTGCAAAAGAATTGGCAAAGAAATCAACAAGGTTTGTGGTAAATCCTGTTCGTGCTGGAAATAATACAATTGAAACAGATAATGGTGCAATTTCTGTTCATGATGCTGGTACTGGCTTTA